CATTTACAATTAATGGTAATTCAGTATCATTAACAGGTACCACAATGGCATCTATGGCAACTGACATCAACAATGCAAACATTCAAGGTGTATCAGCGGCAGTTGTAGATGGTGTGCTTGAAATATACGGAAACTACACAGCAGACGGAAACGCTGACTCAACTTCAGATGGTTCAATTGTATTAGCGGCATCTACTCCAGGAACTCCTTTAGCAGATGTTGGGATAGACACAGGAACATATTTTGTGCCTAAATGCCACGTAGGTGAGTCATATGATTTACCGTTGTTTGAAACAAGTTCATCTACACCAAGACCAACTGGATCAATTTGGATACAAACAACGCCAGTAAACAACGGAGCCGATTTTGCTGTTAAATTATACTCAGATACAACTGGTGCATTTACATCACAAACTGTGCCTGTGTATGACACACACCATCAAGCAATATTCAATCTTGATAAGTCAGGTGGCGGTCAAACACTATTAAACACAGACTTGTATGTACAAGTAAACAGTTCAGAAGACACAGAAGTAGAAAATCAAGGTGATTCATCTGTTGTTACAGGTAAACTAATTGATTATCATGTGTTTAAACGTAATGTTGGGGACGGATTGGCAGTGAGTGCAACATCACCAGTAGCACTAGGATCATCTCCGTTTACAAATTCAGAAACATTCACAATCCAAGAAAGTATTCCGGGACAGGAGAGACTGAATTCACCTGTTACTGTAACACTTGGCGGTACTGAAGGAGATGACTTTGTAGCGGCAGTAAGTGCGGCAGGCCTTAATCACGTGTCTGCGTCATACAATTCTACTACTGATAAAATTACAATTACACACGCACTAGGCGGTGAAATTAGACTTAAAGATACATCAGGTACACCTATAGTTGATGCTAAACTAGGAACTAGTTTTGCAAGTGCATATGGATTAAATGAAGATGAAAGTACTACTTTTGCAGGTACTACAACTTCAGGAAATTCTAATGTTGCTGACAATTTATATGTTGCACCAGCAGGATCGAATCCAGCGGCTGATGTTTTAATATCAGGTTGGGAAAAATTAAGTTATGAAGCAAATACTATTGCTCCAGTAACTGATCCAGAAGATGGAACATTATGGTATGATACAAGTTTAGAAGCAGACATCCTAGTACACAATGGATCTGCTTTTGTTGGATACCAAAACGGTGGTACTGACATAAGAGGCTTCAACTTAGCAAACACTGATCCTAACGGACCAATCATGTCTGCTACTGAGCCTGAAACACAGTCAGACAACACAATACTTGTCAGTGGAGACATTTGGATTGATACTTCAGACTTAGAAAATTATCCAAAAATATACAGATTTGATGATTCACAAGTTGAAGGCAAAAAATTTGTATTGATTGATAATACTGATCAAACATCAAGTAACGGTGTTTTATTTGCTGATGCAAGATATCATACAGGTGGAAGTTTAGACGTAATTGAAGATACACTTTCAACAATTAAAGATTTACTAACAGACAACTACTTAGATATCGACGCACCAGATCCAACAATATATCCAAAAGGAATGTTGTTGTTCAACACAAGACGTTCAGGTTATAATGTTAAGAAATTTGTCAAGAGCAAGTTCTCAAGAGCCAATTTCCCTAGCACAACTGATTATCCAACTCTACCAACAGAAAAAGATGCTTGGGTAACACAGTCAGGCAATAAAGAAGATGGTTCACCATTTATGGGCAGAAAAGCACAAAGACAAGTTGTTGTAAAAGCACTACAAAGTTCAATAACTTCTAACACAGCAATACGTGAAGAGCAAAGAGAATTTAATGTAATTGCTTGTCCAGGATATCCAGAAACTATTGATGAAATGGAAACATTAAATTCAGATAGAGGATTCACAGCATTTGTTGTAGGTGATACTCCATTTAGATTAGAAGCAACTACAACTGCTATTAATGCTTATGGACTTAATACAAACTCTGCCGCAACTAACGGCGAAGATGGATTAACTTCTAATAATTCATTCACTGGTGTTTATTATCCATCAGGATTTACAAGTGACTTAGCAGGAAACAATGTTGTTGTTCCACCGTCACACATGGCACTAAGAGTGATTGCACTTAATGATGATGTAGCATTTCCATGGTTTGCACCAGCAGGTACAAGACGTGGCTTAGTTGATAATGCATCAGGTGTTGGTACAATCAATGCAATAACTGGTGAGTTTGAAACTATTGGAACATCAAACACATTGAAAGATGCCTGTGCAACTGCAAGAATCAACCCAATTACATTTATTAATGGTGTTGGTCTATCAGTGTTTGGACAAAAGACAAGACAAGAAGCAAGTTCTGCATTAGACAGAATTAATGTTGCTAGACTTGTAAACTTTGTAAGAAACCAATTAGACAAAATTGCTAAACCGTTTATATTTGAGCCAAATGATCAACTTACTAGAAATGAATTGAAACAGTCAATCGAATCATTCATGTTAGAACTAGTGGCACAAAGAGGACTATTTGACTTTGCTGTTGTTTGTGATGAAACAAATAACACAGCGGCTAGAATTGATCGTAATGAATTATATGTAGACGTAGCAATTGAACCTGTAAAAGCAGTTGAGTTTATCTTTATACCAGTAAGACTCAAAAACACAGGCGAAATAGCACAATTATAGTACTTTAAAGTGCCTAAGACATTGAAATCTTAGGCACTTTTTTTATTGGCTAATTTGCCCTTTAAAGGGTACGAATATAAAAAAATGCCGATCGTGGTAAATAAAAAAGTAATAGGAGAATAAAATGGCAATTAGTACACTTTCAAAATTTACAGTACCTTTAGCGTCAGACCAATCAGCAAATACGCAAGGTCTGTTAATGCCAAAACTTCAGTATCGCTTTAGATTGGTACTTGAAAATTTTGGAGTATCTACACCACGTTCAGAAATAACAAAACAAGTTCAAGATGTTACAAGACCTTCAGTATCATTTGATGATATTACACTAGATGTTTACAACTCAAGAGTGTACATGGCTGGTAAACATACTTGGGAACCTATTACAATTAATTTACGTGACGATGTAAACAATTCAGTTTCTAAACTTTGCGGTGAGCAAATTCAGAAACAGTATGATTTCTTTGAACAATCAAGTGCGGCGTCTGGTATTGATTACAAATTCCAATCTAGAATTGAAATACTAGATGGAGGTAATGGTGCTAACGAAGCAAATGTACTAGAAACATTTGAGTTGTATGGTTGTTACGTTCAAAATATTAATTACAACACTTTGGCTTATGCTACTAGTGATCCGGTTCTAATTACATTGACTGTCAAATATGACAACGCAATACAAACACCGCGAGGTACTGGCATAGGAACACAAGTAAGTAGAGCAATCGGTACAGCGGCTACAGGTTAAGGAGTTGACCTATGGGGTCTTTTCTTAACAATTTTCTATCACAACTTTTACCTAATACTAGTTTTAAAGATTATCAACACGCGGCTAGACTTTACATTGATGATAATTTTGCGTTGGCACCAAAGTCAACGTTCATGTATCATGTGGTATTTGAACTTAATCCAAGACACAAAGCAACAAACTTTTTAAACACATCACAAATAGAATTGGGTATGTTGGTAAAAAATGTACAACTGCCTAAGTATGATTTTGGAGTTGAAGAAAGAAATATGTACAACAAGAAAACATATTTCAACACAAGGATTACATACCAACCAATCAACATGACATTCCATGATGATATGAAAGATGTTGTCACAGCATTTTGGTCAATGTACTATCAATATTATATTGCTGACGGCAGATATCCAGAGGCGGCCTTTGATAGACCAAGCAGATATTCACGTACAGGTGAAAGCCAAAGATGGGGAATGGATACAGAAGTTGGTGGTAACTTAATTAAAACTATCAAAATTTATCAACTGTATAAAGGCAATTATATCGAATGGTCCTTGATGGAACCAAAAATCACTAATTTTAGTCATGCTGATTTAGATCAATCTGCCACAGGAAGTGTTGCAGAGCAAACAATGACAGTGGCATACAATGGGGTTTTAATCAATCAAGGAAGAGTAAGCAGGACGGCAGACAAACCAGAAGGATTAACATCGTTACATTATGACAGATCACCTTCTCCATTAAGCATAATAGGAGGCGGCACAGACTCAATATTTGGTCCAGGTGGTTTGATACAAGGTGGTACAAGTGTATTCAAAAATTTTGCATCAGGAAATATTTTTGGAGGAATCCTTGGTGCTATAAATTTATACAAAAAACGCGACAGTTACAAAAAAGGTTACAAAGAAGAATTAATCGGTATAGGCAGAGATATTTTAAGAGATACTGCGTTTACAATGATGGGATCAGGATCAGCACCTGGGATGAATTTTCCGAAAGGTACAAGAAAGAAAAAAGTTGATGCTATACCAAGAGACGCAGTAGTAAGCGGACAAACATTTCAACCTAGACCTAATTTTTATGCAGTTGACGGCGATGGATTTATTGTACTAACACCTGATGAAGCAACAAGATACTACACTTCAAATTCTGAGGCACTTGATAGACTTGCAAGAGACACAGTTTATCTAGCAGATACAAGTAAAACTTTAGATGCAAATAAAACAGCATGGAATAGATTAACTACTGATGAAAAATCTGTTTACACATCACAGGCTTTGGCTCTGGTTCCTAATTTAGTAAACAGCGGTGTTGTAAAACTACGATTGGATAAAGATTCTGTCAAAACTTTCCAAACTATAGACAAAGAAACTTTAAAACAATTAAGTACAGCAACATCAAATACAACTGTAGGCACAGCAACAACCACAAATGTTAGTGCAACAGTTACTAACACAGGGAGTTCATACTAATGGCAGTTTACAGTGATAGACCAAGTTCAACAACAGGAAATGCACCTACAACCTCTGCTACAACTCCATCTGCGGCTCCACAAAGTGCAAGTTCGCCGGCACCTAACAGAGTAGTAAGAACAGCAAATAATAATCAAAATGT